CCGTGAAGTTGTTCGTACAATCTATGGCCACGCTAAAGCGGGTGCTCAAGTGAATGTTACAACTGCTGGAACTTTCGACTTAGACACAGACTCAAACGGTCGTTGGTCAGTTGAGAAATTCAAAGGACTACTTTATCAACTAGAGAGAGATGCTAACGCTATTGGTCAATTGACTCGTAGAGGACGTGGTAACTTAATCATCTGTTCTGCTGATGTCGCTTCTGCGCTTCAAATGGCTGGTGTTTTAGATTACGCTCCGGCACTTGCAAGTAACCTGAATGTTGATGATACTGGTAATACTTTCGCTGGTGTTCTTAATGGTAAGTTTAAAGTATATGTTGACCCATATAGTGCAAACATATCTGCAAGTCAGTTCTATGTTGTTGGTTATAAAGGTACTTCACCTTATGACTCTGGTTTATTCTACTGCCCATACGTTCCGTTACAAATGGTTCGTGCAGTTGGCCAAGATTCATTCCAACCAAAAATTGGTTTCAAGACTCGTTACGGAATGGTTCAAAATCCTTTCGCAACTACTAACGGCGTTGGTGCATTAGATGTATCTGGTGCAGTTGCTCCTGGCGACCAAAATGTTTACTATCGTAGAGCTAATGTTACAAACATAATGTAATATTACTTTCTACATTGTAGATATAGAGAAAGACACCTTCGGGTGTCTTTTTTTTGTCTTTTAAAACTCTTATAAATATTAGTATGAAAACATTAAAAGAAGTAGAAGCAATCGATTGTATCTGTGAAGAACAGTATCAAGACTTAGTTATTACAGAGGCCGAGTATCAAGGTAAAACAGTTAAACTGAATGACCCAATACGAGGTGGAAGTAAGAAGTTTTATGTATATGTTAAAGACGGCGACAAGATTAAAAAAGTATCTTTTGGCGACACAACAGGCCTCTCTATCAAAAGAGATGACCCAGCCAGAAGAAAGTCATTCCGTGCAAGGCACAAGTGCGATACGGCAAAAGACAAAACATCAGCAAGATATTGGTCATGTTATCAATGGCGTGCCAATGCACCAGTGAATAACTAATGACAACAACGAATGTACAAACTAGACAACCTTCTGTTATGGACTATGCAAGTCCTGTACAGTTTAGGTTTAAGTGTACTAAGTTACCAAAAGTAGAATTCTTTTGTCAGACTGCAAACATTCCTGGCATCGGGTTAGGTGAGGCCTCAATAGAAACTTCTTTAAAAGATATACCAATACCTGGCGATAAGGTTACATATCAAGACTTGGCAATATCATTTCTTGTAGATGAAAATTTAGAAAACTATAAAGAAATACACGACTGGATAATAGGTCTAGGTGCACCACAGAATCATACTCAATTTTCAGATTTTAGAGGACTAAGTAGTGATAGATTTCCTGGCACATCATCAAGTAATTCTATAACGGGCCAAGCAACAGCAGACCCTCTACCAGAAAGTGGTATGTATTCAGACGCTACATTGACAGTTTTAAATAGTAAGAATATTGCTGTAACAGAGATAAGATTTCACAACATCTTCCCAACATCTCTTGGTGCATTATCATATAGTGTGCAGGCAAGTGATGTAGATTATTTGACAACAGCTGTAGACTTTAGTTACATGTATTATGAAATAGTACAACTGTAACACTTGAAATACCCACTTTTCGTGGGCGTATAAATATAATTGATACACTTAAATAATGGATATAATATGACACTTGAAGAATTACAAGAATCAGCTAACAGAGATTTAAAAATAGACGATACTGACTTAGGCACAGAATCAATAAACATACCAATACTTCACAACAAATACCTACAACACTTCAATAAGTTCTCTTTGCTTTTAAAGAAGGCAGAGTACGAACAGAAAATTCTTAAACGACAGAAGTGGGAATACTACACAGGCAAATCAGACCCATCGGTCTATAAAGAGAAACCATTTGACTTGAAAATACTCAAGGCAGACGTTCACATCTATATGGAATCAGATGAAGAACTACAAAGAGCAGACCAAAAAGAAGCGTATCTACGACAAGTAGTAAACTATCTTGAACAACTATTGCGAAGCATAAACAGCCGAAACTTTGTGATTAAAAACGCTATTGATTGGGCAAGATTTACAAGTGGCGCCTTGTAATGGACCATCATAAAGTATTCTCAACTAACATATTTGTGTTAGATAATTTTCTAACAGAGTCGGTCTATATTGGAATAAAAAAGTATATTGAGTTGTTATGGAAAGAAAGGACTCCTGTATCAAAATGGCAATCGACTTCAGACCTACACACTAAACCTGCATTTGGCCCATTTGTAAATTTAATTTTAGACAGTACTAAAGAAATACTCAAGGCTTTAGATTATCAAGAAACGCATATAGAAATTACTGATATGTGGGCGACTGTATTAAAACCAGGTGAAATGCATATGCCACATACACACTCAAATAACTTTTTAAGTGGGGTGTATTATGTGTACTCAGACAAGGCCGCAGGTATTACATTTGTAGACCCAAGAGCTCAAGCAAGCGTATTAATTCCTAGAAGAAAAAAGGTATCAAATAGTAATTCAAATTTATTAGTCTATAATTCAAATCCAAATAGAACAATTATATTTCCATCATGGTTACAACATTGGGTTTCAGAAAACAAGTCCACTAATAATCGCATTAGTATTGCTTGGAATATACAATTAAAAGGACAAGTAGGCGAACATCTTGAATTACAATCAGCAAATTTTGGATAGATTATGGAAACTCTTATATTAGAAAAGAAAGACGAAGTGTATCTGACAGTTAATGCTGATGCTAGTATTGAACGAGAGCTATCTGAATTCTTTACATTTTATGTACCTGGATATAAGTTTATGCCGGCCTTTCGAAACAGAATGTGGGATGGCAAGATACGACTGTTTTCTCATAAAACAAAAGAAATCTATTTAGGTTTATTCCCATACATTAAAGCATTTGCAGAAGAGCGTGGTTATGGGATTGCTTGTGGCGAAGGCGTAGATGTTGACAACAAGGTAGATAAAGAAATTGTTACAAAGTTTTCTAATAGTTTAGGTCAAGCATTTGAGGCTAGAGATTATCAGATTGATGCTATTCATCATAGTTTAAAATACAATAGGGCATTACTATTAAGTCCGACTGCAAGCGGTAAATCATTTATTATCTATGCACTTATTCGTTACTATACACATCTAATCAAAGACGATACTAATAACAGAATACTATTAATTGTTCCAACAACTTCACTCGTAGAACAAATGTATACTGACTTCAAAGAGTATGGTTGGAATGTAGAAAAGAATTGTCATAGATTGTATAGTGGCCATTCTAAAGAAACAGACAAGAGAGTATTGATATCAACATGGCAAAGTTTGTTTCGATTGCCGAAGGCCTACTTTGACCAGTTTGGTGTTGTCTTTGGTGATGAGGCACATCTATTTAAGTCAAAGTCATTAAGTGAGATTATGTCTAAACTGACAGACTGCAAATACAGAATTGGCTTGACAGGAACACTTGACGGCGCTCAGACACATAAACTAGTATTAGAAGGTTTGTTTGGGGCTGTCAACAAAGTTACATCAACAAGAAAGTTGATGGACAAAAAACAACTATCTAATTTGACTGTTCGTTGTTTGATATTAAAACATACACCAGAACATTGTCAAGCGATTTCAAAAGGTAAGTATCAAGATGAAATTGATTATCTTGTCAGTAGTAAAGCAAGACAGAACTTCATTCGTAATCTTGCACTTAAACTTCAAGGCAACACTCTTGTATTATTTCAACTCGTAGAGAAACATGGTAAAAATCTGCATGAGATAATTAAAGACAAGGCCGCTGATGATAGAAAAGTCTTTTATATTTTTGGTGGTGTTGAGGCAGATGAACGAGAAGCAATAAGAGGCATTGTTGAGAAAGAAAAAGATGCTATCATTGTTGCAAGTTATGGCACATTCTCTACTGGTGTCAATATTAAGAATCTACATAACATTATATTTGCAAGTCCGTCTAAGAGTAGAGTGAGAAATTTACAATCGATTGGTCGTGGTCTAAGACTAGGCGATAACAAGGTAGATGCTACATTATATGACATTGCTGATGATATGACATGGAAGTCTAAAGAAAACTTTACTCTAAAACACTTTCAAGAGAGAATAAACATCTACACAGAAGAAGAATT